GTGGTGCCCTATCTTTTAAAGGGAAACACAAAGTGGATTACTTCCCTGAGCTCACTTGTGAATATTACAAAGCAGAAATGCGAGATGAATGCTGGGCAGATGGAGATTGTGCAACAGTTATCGTCAACGATGGTCCCAAACCGCGTATATGCGGACTTCACTTGTTGGGTCACACCACAAAACCGTATGGGTTGAGTGTTGTTCTCACCAAACCAATGATGGAAGCAGCATCTAAAATGTTAGACGATAAATTAGAAACGCTGAACACGTATTTAACTAACTCCCTTTTGGAAACTCCTTACCGTATTGGTGACATGGATTATAATATAAGTAGTAGTGTGCATCCAGCTAGTCCGGTTAATAGAATACCGGAAGATGGATGTTTTAATGTGTTGGGTACAATTGTAAAAGGGACTAATTCTTACAAAACAGCCTACCACATGTCACCTTTAACAAATTACCTAGTTGATGAGATGGGGATTGCAAACCTATGGATGACACCTGCTTTCAAAAAGAAGGATGGATGGGATCCCTGGGAGAAAATCACTGGCGCCATGAGTAAACCTAGTTCCAAGATGGACCCCGTATTACTATCTAGAGCTGTCAACGATTACTGTGATGGTTTGAGTTTTGGTGATCAAAATTTGGATTATTTAAGACCCTTGACGAACACTGAAATATTGTGTGGTATTGATGGAAAAAGGTTTATAGATGGTATTAAATTACAAACCAGTTGTGGGTGTCCCATGAAAGGAAAGAAAGATAGATACATAGTACCTGTTGATGTACCCACACACCAACGAGGATTGGATTTTATACAGGACTATCAAAAGATGTGGACATTTTTGGAGGAACTGGAAAATGACTATGATAAGGGCATAAAGAAAGGTTACATTTTTAAAACAAGTTTAAAAGATGAAGTGGTGACGAAAATTAAGGCGCGTGGTTTCTATTGTGCCCCATTGTTATTGTCCTTACACATGAGAAAATACGTGACACCTTTATTGCGTTTAATGTGTATGAATCCACTTTTAACTGAGTGTGCGGTGGGATTGAATTCCTTTAGCCCAGAATGGCATGAGATGCACGAATATCTTGTATATTTTGGTGAAAATCAGATTATAGCCGGAGATCATAAAGAGTGGGATTTGAGACAGAATCCAGCTTTAATGATAGGGGGCGCCAAGTGCTTCCAGCGCATGGCAGCCTTTGGTAACTACACAAGTAGGGATAAAGTACAATTGCGTGGTTCTACTGATGAAGTAATTTATCCAGTTGTTGACGTTAATGGTACTGTGGTGCAGCCATATGGTATGATGACTTCTGGTCATAATGCCACGGCGAATTGGAATTCCTTAGGTAACAGTCTGTCATTAAGGATGTGTTTTTATAAGTATTACCCGAATTTGGTTTTTAGGGACCATGTACATTTGATAACTTATGGAGACGACTTCGTTTGCGGAGTATCAGTCAAATGTCCAGAGTTTAATTTTAATAATATACAAACGTTTTTTCGAGAAGAATGTGATATGGTTGTCACATACTATGATAAGACCGAAAACGCTCCAAATTACAGTAATATATTCGAGGTGGATTTCTTAAAAAGAAGAAGTGTATTGTTGGGAGACACTGGATACTACGTTGGTGCAATAGAGACGAACTCTATATACAAGCCTTTGTTTTGGACAAAGGCGAAAAAATCAGAAGTGAATAGTCAAGTGATTGAGGCTATTACATCTGCATTACATGAAATGTTTTACGTGGGCGAAAAGGAATACAACAATTTCGTCTCACACATGCAATTGGCAGTTGATAAGTTGGGCTTGACCATGCCCGGTTTGAGAGTCAGTTACAATGATAGAATGTTATTTGGAAAGAAAAATTTAGAGCTCTGTATCGTCAATGCTATCCAAATAGGACATAGCGGCAGTGATGGTGGACTCAAGGGCGCCTTCCTTGAATGGGGATTGGAGTCTGGCTGCTTCTACAATTTGGAGGAAGGTCTTGGTGCCGCCCAAATCACAGATGCGTAAATAGTCTTCCCAGGCCGTTGGGTC